TTCAAATCAAAACCATCCCTGATTTCAGCGGGGTACATCACGCTCATTTTATCCTCAGAGTAATATGGCTTTATCATATCATAGTATCGGCTGGTCATATGAATGATGTGATCCAAGCTAGTAGCATACCCTGGAAAGGTTCTTATATCATTTCTATCCAAGTGTGTCAGCATACCTATATCGATGGTGCTGGTTTTACCACGATAGCAATTGTAAAGATCGACATAGAAGTTGACATCGCAATTCAAGTCAGGTTCATGAGATACCTTACTGTTACATAATTTTTGAAGTTCTGTGTTTATCCTATCTGCGATCTTGGTTAAGATCCAGCCACTATTTACTGTCACTATGTTGAAGTTCATTTATGTCGCTCCTAACCATTCTGCTAACTAACTCTGCGAACTCGACCTTGGGTTTCCAATCTAGAACTTCCCTAGCCTTACTGCTATCCCCTCTTAGACAATCGACCTCGGCGGGACGCATGAATCGGGGGTCTTGTTTTACAAAAGGTTCCCAATCCGATATGCCTACCTCCGAAAATGCTGCGTGTAAAAAGTCTTTTATGGAATGAGACTCCCCAGTCGCCACAACATAATCATCGGGTGAGTCCTGCTGTAACATTTTCCACATTGCCTCAACATAATCAGGAGCATAGCCCCAATCTCTCATGGAGTCTAGATTACCTAGCGAGATGTGGTCACTTAGACCCAAGTGAATTTTGGCAACCCCATTAGATATTTTTCTTGTAACAAACTCTAACCCCCTGCGCTCTGATTCGTGATTGAAAAGAATACCATTGCAGGCAAACATATCATAAGATTCCCTATAGTTTTTGGTCATGTAATGCCCATAAACCTTAGAAACCCCATATGGTGATCTTGGATAAAATCGAGTGTCCTCTTTTGCAGGATTCTCTACCATTTTACCAAACATCTCCGACGATCCTGCCTGATAGAACTTAACATCCTGTCTGGAGACTCTGATTGCCTCAAGCATCCTAAGAACTCCAAGACCTGTAACCTCACTAGTTTGCTCTGGTGTATTCCAGCTTTCACCCACAAACGATTGGGCACCTAGATTGTAAACCTCATGAGGTTGCGATCTTTCCAACACTCTAAGTAGCGAGTTCTGATCTGTAAGGTCTCCTACTAAGAAGTTTACCTTTCCTTCTAAGTGCTTGGTATTAGTTCTGTTTTTAGAAGAGCACCTACGCTCCAATCCGAAAACCTCATAGCCTTTTTCCAAAAGAAAATCTGCCATGTGGCTTCCATCCATGCCATTGATTCCTGTAATCAACGCTCTTCTTGGTATGGTTGTATCATCGCTTTGCATTGTATACCTCTTTTATTTTCTTCTTGTTTCTTGGATCTCTCTTATCTTTACTTAGCCATACGGGTAGCTCGATGTCTGGGACCTCCTCTACTTTTAGAGTGGTTTCATTTAAGAGACGATCCAAGGCCCAGCCCTCCTGACCTCTAGACTTGTAGTTATCATACTTCTTGATGATTTGATTATCATCAGCAAAGCCCTTATGAATTAAGTTAAATGGAATCCTCGTTCCCAACTTAATTCCTAGAGGGTGTTGGTTTTTATGAAGTCCTTGCTCTGCATTGAAGTGAAGTTTCCCGTTGTTTCTCCAGAATGCCATACGGCCAGCCTTCATGAAGTGATCATACTCGTCATCCACTCTATGATACTTGTCACTTCTCCATAAGTTGTAATGACCCAATGCCACGCCGTCTACACGCTGCAACTCACAGCCGAATAATATCTCTTCCAGTAGGGTGCGATCTAGTCTACCATCCAGAAGAGTGTCGCCATCCATCCAGAAGATCCATGTAGTATCAGGTTGTTCTTCAAGCAACTTTTCTAGTAACTCTTGCTTGCACAGCAACTCTTCCTCGAATCTGTTAGTTTCTGATTCGATTACATGTACATTTTTGAAGTTCTTGTAGAACTCCTTGCTTCCATCGGTGGATGCCTGATCGTAAATGTAAATCTCATCACAGATCTCCATTGACTTGAACCAGTTCTCCAGATTCCCCAACTCTAGTTCATTGTGAAGCTGGGAGAATCCTACGATCTTAGGCTTGAAGCAATCTCTCCTTTTCCTCATGAATAGGTTGTGATTTTTGTGAGCTAGTGTTGGATCTTTGGCTGCTTGGTTCTCAAAAGATTTCTCATCGTAATGGTTTTGATGAAGCACAATTGGAGAATCTATGATCTCAACAGACAAGCCTTTCTTTTCGATTCTAAACAATAAATCATCATCGTCAAAACCAACTCCATCAGCAAAGTCCTCATCAAACCCGCCCAACTCATCTAAGTTTGTTTTAGTGATACAAGATGTGAAGTGCAGTGGGCGTGGATTAATGGTTGAGTGATTATACCAGCCATCTACATGACCTCCGCTTGAATGCTTTGATAGGAGATTTATCTTACCCTTACCTAAGCTCTCAGTGTCTTCTTTAGTTAAGGCGTATGTAGCATAAGTTAGATAATTTTCGTCTGTAGTGTTTTCGATGGCGTGTCCTATCACATCTCCCACATGATAACACTCTGGGTTCTGTAGCATGATCAGTTCGCCTGATGCCTGCTTAATCGCCCTGTTGAATGGAACACAAGGATTGACATATGTTTTATCCTCAGGTTCAACACGAATCAAATGAATAGGGAACTTATAATCGTTTACGATATCTTCTAATCGTTCCGAATCCACGCTGCCATCGTCAACTACGACAACCTCAATGTTATCAACATGCTTGCTGCTCTGAATAGACTTCAGAGTTTTTTGAAATAACGCCTTCCTGTTAAAATAGGAGGTTACAACACTTAGCTTAATATCTTTTTCCATCGTTCTAGTATTTCGTCTTGACCCAGGGCTTCTGGGTTGTTCTCCGACCCTCTGAAAGGGATCCCAGCGAGCTTGCACTCGGCTTCTACAAGGCCGTAGGTCTCAAACCTTGAGTTATGGTAAACGGCGCTCACAGAGCCGTACAGAGCCTCCTTATTGTCTTCATGATTCTTCAGTTCTACTTGTCCTTTTTCGACAAGAGCAGCAATTTCCTTGTTGAAGTAGGGTAGATCTGTGACTTGTCCATAGAGGTATACTTTCTCAAATCCATCAGCCAGAGCTTGCTTTATTGAAACATGAACTTGTTTATGCTCATCAATACTGCCTACCACACCCGCAATATTATTCTCTGGGTCACTCCATGAGATTTTGTCTACAACAGGTGGAATAATCACTGATGGGTGATTTACACCATGCCAAGCTTTTTGCTTGTTGCTGACGAACTGGATGACATCGTAATGATCGTGCTCGATTCTCTTTAGTGGATAAAGATTAGACTCATGACAACTCAGGATGTGCTTCTTCATATTGCCACTTCTGATTTGTATGAAATGGCTTATGATAGTGTCATGAACCGTGATCTGAGCGTCCTGAATCTTAGCAGCCTTGCACTTATCTAAATGCCAGTCATGAGGACCGTAAAAAGTGCAATCATAACCATTCTCATTTAACAAATTTGTTAGAGAAATGTGGTGGGCGGTGCTGCCGCCAGGATTGGACCACCCGCTGATAATCTTAACTGTTTGCTCCAACACCTAGCTCCCTGTATAGTAAAAGTCTGTTACCCACCACCTTGTTTAAGTCAAAGTGCTGCTCTGTAATCTTATGAAGGTTCTCTCCCATGCGGCGAACGAGACCTGGGTTCTTCGCAATCGTAGAAAGCACCCTGACCCACTCCGATCTACCTTTTGTGGGGTCGATCAAGAATCCTGTTTCTCCATTCACAATCCACTCGTCGTAGCAACCCACATTTGAACAAACAAGAGGAACTTGATATCGACCACACTCAGCAATCTTAATCTCACTCTTCGAGTCGTTGAACTCATTAGGCTCTAGAGGAGCCAGAGCTACATCCATATTAGAGTAGAAGACTCCATAACGGTCTCCTGGCAGCGCATGATGGATGTTCCAGTTCTTTGGCCCTCTCCAATTTCCCATCATGATTTGCTGATAACGCTTCCACACATCCCACTGCCAATCATCCTCAGGTGTGCCTGGAGGAGGTGCGCCATAAAAGTCCCATCTGCAATTCTGCGGGCCTACACGCTGATTCACCATCTGAGGTACGCCTGCGAAATACTTGACATCCTGCTCATGATGGATGCCTCCTGCCCAACCAAAGCGACAGAACTTTTTCTTGGGAGGTCCAACCTTTTGGTGGTTCCAGCAGGGTAGGTTATAGTCAACAGCGTTACGAACAACGGCTAGGGCCTTCTTGTATCCTATGAAAGGCTTTACTCTTTCGGCAAACTTAGGTTGAGTTACTGTTACTAAATCAGAGTTATTGTAGATGAACTTAGTGATCTCATCTAGCTTACGATCCTTGTATACATTGTAGAGTCGGTGTCCCTCGTATAGATTGGTAAGGAGATCATCAGTATCGTAGTGTACAAACTTACCAAATTCCTTAGCCTTGCCGACTATTCGTGCTGTGTAGTTTGGGCCGAAGTTGGATAAGTTGTTTGTCACAACCACATCAGCCCACTTCATGTCTTCAAAGTCGAAGTCCTCTCTCCACTTACCTGTCTTTTCATCCATGCCGAGAGGGTTCTTATTCATGCGAACTTCTACATCATTCCCATGAAGCTCCTGCAATTTCATGTACGGAGCAATTACGCGATAATATGCACAGCCTCCTTCATTTGCTGGGGCTGCTAGGATCTTTAGTTTGGTCATAATAAGTGAGAGAGCAGAGGGTAGGGGCCTCTGCTCTCTCTATTATAGCCTATACTATTATCCTTCTAGGCTGTTTCTTCTACTTCTTCGTCCCACTCCCAATTATCTTCTTCTTCGGCAGCAGCCTTAGAGGACTCAGAGGAGTGCGCCATGCCAAGAGCAGAGCCGATGGCTCCAAGGGCTCCACCGACATTGACGGTAGTGTCTCCCTTGTGAGGGACAAGAGCCTTGGCTGCCTTAACATAATGCTTTCGCTTACGCTGAGAGAAAAGGGTTACAACGCCCTCCCACGCAGCGAGGCCAGGGAGGAAGGTACTGGCAATACCAAAGCCTGCGTCGATGATAGCTCCTACATCTTCTGCCCCAGGAGTGGCAGGAATGTATGCGGCGTCAGCCTTAAGCTGCTCCTTATCCGCCATCACAACCTGAGTGCCCTCAGGGATCTTGGACTTAATTTCTTCGGGAAGTTGCTCCCAAGGAATTACGGCTCCCTGTTGGCCCTCGGTAAGCTGGTCAGCGGTGGTAAAAACAGTACCATCACCTAGAAGCCCTTCCAGAGCGGCGCAAGAGCCGAGAGCTAGAGGAGCGGCGAGCACGATTGATGCAATAAACCTATTCATGATTGTAGTTTTTTAAGGTATTCGTTGTCAGCGACCTCCTCATTTTGAGGAGAAGGCTCATCAGAGATATCTAGTCCGATGAGGGTGTTAGTCATGTTCTTAACATCCTCATAATCTTCTAGTTTCACAAGAGCGTGGATATCATGCAGAGAATCCATAGCCGCCGATACCTCTGCTTTGCTGCCGAGAGGAGAGGACTTGGGACGAGGGGCAGACTGGTCGTACTTGGGCCATTGTCCATCCATCTCCTTCACGATCTTGAAATCGTGCCCATTCTCGGTATCGGTGATGTCACCGAAGTCCTCATCGAGCATCGCAGCGATGATCTTCTTGAACAGAATCACACCAACAGAAAGGATCTTAGTGTCACCAGACTCTCGATCCACGATGTTCATGTAGTAGCGAGCGCGAGGCTTGATCTGGCGAGCAAGATCCTCGTCCTCCTTCTTGCCCGTCTTCCAGAGGGCGTAGTAAAGATCACAAAGAGGGCACTGCTCCCCATGAACCTTGCGGCAGTGAACATTCTTCACGGTGCCATCAGGCTGCGGGACGCGGTGAATCTTAGTCTCTGCGTAGAATTCCTTCTCCTCGTCCTTCCAAGGCAGGATACGCACAGCGTTACTGCCATCAGGGATTTGGTAGAAGTTGTTAACGAAGTCGGAGTTGCCTCCGCTTTGAGGGTTAGAAAGTTGTTCGTGCTTGCGACGAAGTGCTTCGAGGTCAATAGCCATAGTTAGTTCTCCAGTTATTTGTATAGTTTAGTTTCTTCTCGACGATTAGCCGAGACTTGTTGTAGCATGTCCTTCTTTTGCTCAAGGGATCGGACAAGCCCCTTAAGCAGTTCGTACTTCATTATAGCCTCATGCACCTCAGATTGGGCGAGATTATAAGAATCATCTGCCATGACCAGATCATCAAGATCCTTGGCTGTCAATTTGGCAGTCGTGTTGTGCTTGTATCCTGAGCGCAGCTTTGCCATCAGTCGAGTAAGGTCAGTCTCCTTATCGTTTGCAAATTTCTTTGCAGTTACCATGAGGCCGTGGTAGTAGGAGTAAATGCTGGCCTGTCTGACCATCTCGTTATCGATGTTATTGGCATCGAACATAACGACCGCATCGCTGATGTCTTTATAGTTATCTACAGTAAAATCATTAAGTGAGTTGATTAGTTCTCTCATCGTGAACCTTGTGGAGTCTTTTCGTGATAAACGGGTCTCTTAGGTCGCTCCACCTGGGGAGCGGGACGCATGGTATTAGAGAGAGGTGTCCGTTGTTTTCGAGCTTGAATCTCTAAAATATCTTGTGCCTTCTCTTCACGGCTACTGATAACCGTACTCTGTCTTGGCACATTTCTTTTCCCGTAAAGAGTTCTGTACCTTTTTAAATCAAGAATGTCGTAGAGGTTGTTAGGATATCTTACTAGAATATCTCCAGCCTTTCCATATCTTGATAAGTTGCTAGGATCTGTTACCTTGCCGTCTGTAAAACCAAACTCGGTAGTAATCTCAAAGAACTGTGCATCTCCTACTGTATTAAATGCACTGTTAGATGCTGGGAAGTTCTTAAACTTCCAGGCACCTCCTTCTTTTATAACGAATCTTCTGGTAACATCCTTAGGGTACTTGTCGAACAGGCTCATTGATAATCTCGAATAGCTTGGGGTTTAGGTTCATAAGCATCAATAACCCTCTAGAGATTAATGTGGTCATCTCCTCGTTCTTCATAGAAATCACACTATCGTCAAGCTCGCTTCCACCCAGACCTCCTAACTCAAGAACAACATGCGTTAATTCATGCAGTAGGACTTCTCTGGTTGTCTCGTAGTCCATGCTTTCTTCTAGTGTGATTTTACCATCATCGAACTCAGTTAAGCCATACAACTTCTCAGAGTCTTGACGCAAACCCTTCTTGATATGTAGGGAATAAGTTCGGTATCCTGCATTTATGCTGGATATATTAGCAGCCTTTAACTTCTTGTAAAATTCATTCATCAAACGCCTCACCCTCAGACATGCGGAGCGTACCATAGTCGATCTGCATAGGAACAGTGAACCTAGGCCGACCGTTGCGAGACTTGATTACATAGCCACGCATCTTGCCCATGTCGAACTCTTCCTCAGTCTGGTTGAGGGACATAGCGAAATCACAGGTACGGATCTTACCATAGGAATCTCCAAGCTCTGCGTCTGTAATGACCTTGACCATGCGACCCTGCCTGTTGGTCTGAGTGGCGGTCCAAATCAGCATGTTATACTCCATGCCAATTCCGCGCAACTCTTCTGCTACACGCTGCTGTGCATGGTACTCCTGCTGCACATCGCGGGTAGGGCGCATAAGTTCAAGGTAGTCCACGATCAGTAGGTCAGGAGTAAACTCCTCGTAGTTCTGTAGCTGAACAATGAGATTTCTAATCGTGTTAATTGAAGCCTGTCCCGTGGGGAACTCTTTGATCACAAGCTGACCATTGAACTCCTGTTGGAACAACTCAAGGCGCTCTTTCACACTAAGCTGAGACTGAGGATCCTTGAGTTTGAATTGAGGGATGAGCGTCATAACAGAATCAAATCGCTGCGCGATCTTATCTTCGCTCATCTCCAAGGAAATGTACAAGACCTTCCTGCCCTCCATCAACGAGTGAACGCCCTGGTTGACCAGAAACAGGGACTTACCCACACCAGGGGGAGCAACGACCATAGCCAATTCTTTACACCCCATTCCCCCTTCGAGGGACTTGTTGATGCCAGGAAGGAAGGTCTTGTACTTGTTCTCTTCTTTCTTATTAAAGAGCCGTTCCCAACGGTCTTTAACAGAATTAAAATAATTTTGTCCAGTATCTACATCACGGTTGACGAGAAGTGCTTTCTTGACGAGAGCTTCGACCTCCTCAACTCGATCTTCTTTGATCAGAGAAATGCTCTGCGCGATGGCAGACTTCATCGCCTCCTTCTTTGCAAATGTCTCCACCAGATCGAGCATATAATCAGGATTGCTAGTGGCAGACAGGTCAAGATTGTTGATGTATAGAAGTTCATCTTCGTAATCAGAGACATGCTCTTTAGCATTTAGCTTACCCTTGATATCTTGAAGGATAAACTCGTCGTTAGGGAGCTTGCCGTATTGCTCGTAATGCTCTCGTACAGTCTCGAAGAGCTTAGAGTGACTAGGGAACTCGAAGTATTCAGACTTCACCAGATTCACAATCTGGAGGTAGAAGTCTCGATTGGACTTGAGTAGGTAGAGGATACTGCGTTGAATATTCTCGGAAAAATCGTAAGCCATTGGTCAGCGTTGCTTATTGGGGTTATGCGTGATATCAAGATTTTGACCGTTGGATTTGCGGTAGCCCATCTTGTTTGCTCTATCATAGGCTTCCTGTGTTAGATTCTTGCGACTATCTAGGATTTTATTCTTCTCCTCTCCTTCTACCTCTCGCGCAAGACCGTCCTTAGCCATCTTTTCCCAGTTAAAGTTCGCTGGTCTATATCGGTAGCTATCGTCGTGAAGTGATAGCTTATGCTTCTCAATGCTGTTTTTGAGCCATCGGTCAGCAGCAGTCTTATCCCAACCCTTTTCCTGAACCTTCTTAACTCTAGAGCGGTGTGTATGGAAATCCATATCATCACCCCAACTAACATTGATGCTTTCAAAATTTCGGTTAGAGAGCTTCTTGCATTCGGGGCAGCGAGTGCGCCCAGGAGCTTTACCTAGGTCACACTCGCGTTCCCATACTAGCTTGCACTCATGACAAATCCATTCGTAAAAAGGCATAGTTATTCCTCCCAGTAGGGATCATCATCCCAAGGCAAAGGCTCAAACTCAGCAGTCACCGCCGTCGAGGGAGCAGGCGTCTCCTGATTGGACCCCGACTTCTGCGGGCTTTCGCATGTGCTTGTCAATATTTTCATCTGTTAGTGGGATTGCTTGGAGGGGCTCATTACCTTTAGAACCCGCCCTGTAAACTGTAAGGCCCTTGAGATAGCCTGCGTAATCAAGCGCAGCCTGCGAGAACTCCTCTGGAGTAGAGGTCCCAGGAAGGTTGATGGTCTTTGAGATGCAGGAGTCGATGTACTTCTGGACAGTTGCCTGGACCTTGATGTGATCTTCGGGGGCCACAT